ACTCCCCTGCAACAGGAGAGATATATGCGGGTCTTTTTGATTATCTAACCGAGTTCTTAAACGACAAAGGTTACGATTGGGATCTAGAAGAATCAGAACACTATGGAACACCACTCGATACCGAACCTCTCATTTCACCTGAGGCAGTTGCGGGGTATGTTAGATCTCTGGGACTACCTTTTAAGGCACGAGACTACCAGTTACGAGCAATTTACCAAGCACTTAAAAAGAATAGGAGACTTCTATTATCCCCCACAGGATCAGGCAAGTCCTTAATCATCTATGCCCTAGTCAGATGGCACCTAGGGATGGACAGACAATGCCTGATCATCGTGCCTACTGTGTCCCTTGTTGAACAACTCTTCAAGGACTTTGAACAGTATGGTTGGAAAGCGTCAGCATACGTCCATAAGATTATGGGTGGTACTGAGAAGTACACAGATGCTGATGTCGTTATCTCAACGTGGCAATCTATCTATAAGGAACCGAAGAAGTTCTTTAACAGGATCGATGTTGTGATCGGAGACGAGGCACATTTATATAAAGCGAAATCATTGTCAGGTATTCTCACCAAATGTCATGATGCAAAGTATCGAGTAGGACTGACAGGTACTCTTGATGGTATGCATACTCACCAGTTAGTGTTGGAAGGACTGTTTGGTAGGTGTGAGAAGGTAACTAAGACAGTAGACTTAATGAAGAAAGGACACCTCGCTCCTCTACAAGTGAAGTGTTTAGTGTTGAAGCATGGTTTCGTACCATTCGATGACTATCAACAAGAGATGGACTACCTTGTTAGTCATCCTAAAAGAAATAATTTGATTATAAACCTAGCGGCAGACTTGAAAGGTAACACTCTTATCCTATTCAACTACGTCGAGAAGCATGGGGAACCTCTGTGGGAATTGCTAAATACTAAGGTAAAGGGTAACCGAAAGTTATTCTTTATTCATGGTGGTATTGATGCTTATGACCGTGAGGAGGCGCGATCAGTATGTGAACAAGAGAAAGATGCAATCATTCTCGCTTCGTACGGTACGTTCTCCACTGGTATTAACATCAAGAACCTACATAATGTTATATTCGCTAGTCCATCCAAGTCCCGTGTAAGGAACCTCCAATCTATTGGACGTGTCCTTCGTAAAGGTGAAAACAAAGCACAAGCAACGTTGTATGACATTGCTGACAACTGTGCCAGAGGATCCAGAAGTAATTATACCCTTCGTCACCTTGGTGAGAGAATTAAAATCTACCAAGAAGAATCGTTCAATTACGAAATCAAGGAGATCAAACTTAAACATGATTAGTTACATTAGACACGATGATCAATTCTTTGGAACTATGAAGTTAATCACTGGGGAGGAAGTCCTTGGTGAGATCATAGTGACGGAGGACCCTGAAACAAAGACAGATTTGATCTTTGTACAGAATCCTGCTAAGACTAAAATTGTAGAACTAGATCCAGAAAAAGATAATAGATCCCAGAAAGTTGCTATGGGGTTCATCCGCTGGATGAACTTCTCTGATGAAGACTTTTACGTTGTGCCTGAACAGCAGGTCTTGACTATTGCACCCATGTCGCCCGAGGCGGTTATGATGTATAAGAGATGGGTACGAAAAGAAATACATAAAGAACCCGACAGGACTGCCGAGGTTCCGATGAATGAGAACATGGGTCTCATTGGTACAGTAGATAATGCCCGTAAGTTACTTGAAAAGTTGTTCAACAACCCAAGTTTCTACAAGTAAGCCTCTAAGTAACCAATAGATACTGTGTCCCTTGAACCCTTACAGTGTTGAGTATAATTATTATTCTTCACCTTGTCAACCCCCTTGACAAAATGGGTCCTGGTACGTTAACATTATGTACATAACCGTGAATCCACCTTATGTCGGTACTAATGCCACGGAAGTCCACCAAAAAGAAAGAACACTACGTTGATAACAAGCAGTTCCTTCATGAACTAATCATCTATCGTAACAAGTGTGCTCAGGCGAAAGAGGCAGAGCAACCCAAACCTCGTGTCTCAAACTATATTGGTGACTGCTTCTTAAAGATCGCTACTCACCTTTCATATCGCCCTAACTTCATCAACTATATGTACCGAGAGGACATGATTGGTGATGGTATTGAGAATTGTATCCAATACATCCATAACTTCGACCCTGACAAGTCGTCCAACCCATTTGCATACTTCACACAAATTGTGTACTATGCATACCTAAGAAGGATTGCCAAAGAAAAAAGACAACAGGCAATCCGAGAAAAGATTCTGGAACGAAAAGGGTATGAAGAGGTCTTCCACACAGACGACCTTGACAATCATAGTGATATGAACTACATTAAGTCCAGAGTAGAAACCAACACAAGGTACAACTAACATGCATAAATCCTACATGTCAGATTACTGGCGTGGGCGAGGCGTAAACAAAACTCGCGTCGAAGATTTGCTTTCCGAACTTGCAGATCTAACAGGTGGTAAAGTGTATAGCACCAGAACGCTAGACTCTTACGGCAAACGTACAGTCCGACTGGTATGTGAATATGATGATTCTGTGATTGAAACACCCAATGAAGTTGTTACTCATAACTGACCAGCATTTTGGGGTCAGAAACGATAGTCCAGCATACATTAAAAACTACCGTGCCTTCTATGAGGGTACGGTACTTCCCTATATTGATAAGCACAAGATCACAAACGTAGTGTGTCTTGGTGATACCTTTGATCGTAGAAAATCAATCAATTACGCTTCGCTTGATGCCGCTAAGGAAATGTGGTTTGAACCACTGGCACAGCGTAATGTGCATATGGATATGATTATTGGTAATCATGATATCTACTACAAGAATACTCTAAAAGTTAATAGTCCAGCACTGTTGTTGAAGGACTACGATAATATCACTGTCCATACTGAACCTACTGATATTGAGATCGGTGGTCTCTCTATCTTCCTGCTGCCTTGGATCTGTCCTGACAACAGGAAAGAATCTATTGCTGCTATCGAGAACAGTAAGTCATCAGTATGCTTTGGTCATCTTGAACTGAATAACTTTGATCCTATTCCTGGTTATACCATGGATCATGGTGATGATCCTGCTATCTTTGAGAAGTTTGATAGAGTTTGTAGTGGACATTACCACCACAGATCTACCAAGGGTAACATTACATACCTCGGTAACCCGAGCCAACTGTACTGGAATGATTACGGTTGCGATAGAGGGTTCCATGTAATAAATACCAATACCAAAAAACTTACATTCGTCAAGAATCCATATACCATGTTCAATAAGATCTGGTATAGGGATGATGAAACCGCAAAGATCAATTATAAGTCTTTGAAGGGTTCGTATGTTAAACTAATTGTAGAGAAGAAAGAAGACCAAGTTCTGTTTGATACAACATTCAAAAAGATTGTTGAATCTGACCCTGCTGATCTTAAAGTTATTGAAGACAACTTCATGGTGCTTGAAGATATTGATGAGTCTGTCGAAACAGAAGACACCCTGACCATTCTCCACAAGTGTGTTAGTGAGATTGACAATAGGGATGAAGTCTTTGGTATCCTTAAATCTCTGTATGTAGAAGCACAAAGAATTTGATGTACATCCTTGTTGACAAAAAGACTGGTGGCGTGTATGCTGTCAAGGACGAAACGATAGAAGAACGTGTCGTCCAGTTATTTTGTGAGCAAGATGACGCCGAAAGGTATCATGGGTATTTGATTGCCAATGATTATAAGAGAGAACTCTCTGTGATGGAGGTAGAGGAAGAGGCAGTTAAAGAAAACTGTGCATCCTTTGGATACCAATACACTATTATTAAACCCGACCAAATTGTTTTTCCACCTGACGATACATGATTGTTTTTGAAAAGATTCGATGGAAGAACCTGCTCTCCACTGGGCAGATGTTCACCGAAGTGGATCTCAATGGTAATACATCGACGCTAATTATTGGCAGTAACGGCGCAGGCAAGAGTACAATCCTTGATGCGCTTTGTTTTGCGTTGTTTGGAAAACCTTTTAGGAAAATCAGTAAGTCACAATTAGTCAACTCTGTCAACGAACGCGAACTCGTTGT